TTCTTCATCCCGAGCTATCTTTTCCATTTTTTTCTTAATTTTCTCAATCTCATTTCTGAAAAAAAAGAATAAATCTCTATACTTCTTAAAATCACTTCTAGTATACTGAAGCTCTAAATCCAATCCCATACCTAGTTTATCTTCAAAAATAAATGATACCACAGGTTTATCATATTTTCCTAAACTAATTTCAGATCTTAAATATTTTAAGCCGTTTAAGATCAAATAAGGACAAAGAGCTAAATTATCAGTCCGATATAACTTATCCACGATTATCGCCTTTATTTATTGGATTTCTTCCTTGCTTTCTTTTTAGCCTTTTTCTTAGGCTTTTTTTCCTTCGGCTTTTCAACTTCCTCTTTTTCCTCAGGTTTTTCTTCAATTTCTTCTACCACTTCTTTAACTTTCTCAACCACGGCTTCTGCTATTTTTTCTTCAATATTTTCTTCTCATTCTTCTTCCCATCCTATATCTACCATATTAGCGCAAAATCGACATTTTACTTGTTCAACCCCAACCTTTAGCATGGAGTCTTCCTTCTGACCACATTTTTTGCACATAACTTCCCGTAATTGTTCCATTATTACCTCTTTTTATTTTTGGATTTTTTAGTTTTTCTTTTTGGGGCTATAACTCTAATCAATCGTTGACAATTCTCGCATCTACGATTCTTTTGAGCTCTTTTAACTTCCACTTTACTTTTATCCCCGCAAATAGGACATATTAAAATTCTTCTTGCCATAATACTTATTGTAACATATTAAATATAGATTTTATTAAAAAAAGGGGCCTGAAAGAATATCAGGCCCTATAACGAAAGGAGGTTTTGAGGTCTTGGGGGTATTTAGACATTACTCAAAACCTATAGACCGGCTGGAGGGGAAGAATGACCGATCTACTATATATTATATCATGTATTTTAAAAATTTGCAATACTTAAGTTAATTTTTTAAGATAAATCTCACTACCAGCATCGTAGATAGCATACCATCCTCGGTTGTTATTCTGCTCCTTTTCTGTATTACCGTATTTCTTAATAAAATCAGGATCATTATTTTTTCGGTGTTCTAAGCGGCCCTCTCTTTTAGACCCTTTTTCATAAAAATAATTAGGAGCCGTCCTTCCAATATAATCAAACCCGGAATTCTTGTAAACTTCGCCTGTACCAAACCTTAAATCAGCATAAGTAAGAATAGCTCCATAACCTTGATTTTTAAGTATTTTTATACTATGTTTTAATAGTTTCTGAAAACCTCCCACTACTTGAGTATTAAGCTTAGATGCGAACCTAGCTATCTCAATATAACCTTTATATTTTTTAGTATATGGTTTTCGAAAAGAAATGGCACATACTAACTCGTTCTCATAATATAAGCCTAATGCTATAGGAGCATAAGTATAACCTGCTATATGATTATTATCAAAAAAGGTTCTACAAAGTCTAGTGGATAGTTCTCGAACTTCAGTTTTCCTAGCAAATATACGATTCTTAGTCTTCTGGAGTTTATTTCGTAAAATCGATTTTACAATATCACGATGCTCTAACCACTCATCTTCAAAAATTTGTATTAATTTTATTCCAGCTTCTTCACAAGCTAAAAATTTTCGTTTATGTAAAGACCTAATACCTCTCGAATTTCCGTTAAAATAGGGTCTCTTAGAATGAAAAGCCAATCCATGATGCTCGATTGCTGTATTCAATTTTGGAATAAACAAATCCAACTCTTTTCCATCCATAAAATCAGGTCTTGCATTTTTAATAATATCTTCCGAACTAAGACCTAGCTCATTAATCAAAAATTCATAAATTTCTAATTCTGGAGCTGATTTTTTACAACCGCACGATTTAATTTTACCTCTAACTACTTCATTTAAATAGACTTTCCAAACATTTCCACAACTACATTTAATATCTTGTTTTTTATCAATATCTAAAAACTTATCATCTGCTTTTAACTTAAATAAAGGGATAAAACCAAGATCTTCCAACACTAACCGTACTTGACCATAGGTAGTTTTAGTTGATTTTAACCTTTGAGAATTCCTAAATTCATTCAATTCAGACTTACTTAATTTAGACCAGTATTCTTTTGATTTTTTACTCCATAATTTTTTTAATCTAACTTTTTCAATTTCTGGTATATTTTTTAAACCCTTACTAATATTAATTTTATGCTTTTCAGTTAATTTCGTCCCTAAAGCATGATGTTTATTATGCTTATAGTATTCTTTTCTAGACTTGGACATTTTGCGTTTAGTTTCATCCGAGCAAACAGTCCCTACTTTGCTTTTCCGCATTTTATCTAAAGTGCTTTTTGAATAGATATTCGATTTACCTCTATTCCAAGGAACTTTCTTCTTTTCAAATTTAGGGAGCTTTTCTAAATCAGACTCACTTACATATTTTACTTGATCATAAACTTCTTGTTCTAAATAGGTAAAACGCCAGCCCCAACTCGAATTTAATTTACCTTTACACACTTTAGCAATAATACTTGCATCACAACCTAAATATTTAGAAGCGTCCTTAGCTTTTCTAAAATAAAAAGTTAAATTTAATTTAGAATTATATGCTTTTATTGGTTTAGCCTTTGCTGGCATTTTAATTACCCTTTTTACTTTATTATAACAGATCTAGCTTTAATTGTCAACACCTTTTTAAAATAAAAAAAGAGCCCGGTTAAAAAACCGAGCTCTTAATTTTTAACTAAAATGCTTAATAATTAAGCAGATCTACCTACATTAGAGAAGATCAAGTTTTTGCGTGGAGCATAAACTATCGGAGTTCCATAGAGCAACTGCATCCATCTATACGCTGTGGCGATGATGGCAAGATCCATTTTCATCAATGGAGCCAGTTGCTTAAATCTCATAACCTCTGCCTCTTTTGAAAGCAAGTAAGCCTGAGACAAACCCGGAAGCTTATGGTTAAGATCTACGAAAGAAGCAGCACCACCAACAGCGGCAGGAGCTACATAACCGATAAACTCATGATTAGCAGTTGTATCAACAGGGGCTCTATAAACTGCATAAGCAATCGCACCAACGGTAGCATCAATAGTAAGAGTTACTTTATCATCAGCTACAACAGAAGCTACATTCTGTGCAGAAGAAAGAGTACCTTCACCAGCAGCATTAATAGCAGCAACTTTATAATCATAGGCGCCTGCATCAGCAGCTAAAAACTTAGATACCAAGGCACCTGAAGCAGCTCTAACACCAGCACTTATATTAGGGGCAGCAGGGCCATCAGAAACAGCTTGCTGACCTCTTTTTGGTCTAATAAATACGTCACTCATTAGATCAAAAGCACCAGCTGAACTTACAAACTGTTGAAGTACGAAACCAGCCTTACCATTCTGAACGCCCATGTTATTAATACGTTCTTTTGGATAAAACTGTTTAGCTATATCTGAATGAGCTTTAGTATCTAACGTCATCATATTAGGATAACCAAAGTTTTCCTGTACTATACGAGCACCATCTTCAAGATAATCCTCATCAAGAACTTCACCACGAATGTCCTTAATTACTGATTCTTCAACACCGTAACCTGTAAAAGCTGTCGCTTTAGCAGAAGCATCTGAATCACCTTTTCTAATCTGTTTGTCAAGACCTTCCCATTTAAGATCAGCATCAAGAATAGCAGCATCAGCGCCGTCAAAAGATCCTGAATTAGAATAAAAACCACGACCGTCAAAAAGGTTTCTTTCAACGATCTCTAGAATTCTCATGGTACCATTTCTGATTTCTCTTGCAATTGCATCACCATGAGCATTTCTAACTAAAGTGTACACATGAGTTAGTTCACGGGTAACACCGATGAATCTTACTCTTTGTACCTGTCTTGAATAACTGGAATCTTCACTTCTTGGAAGAGCGCCCTCAGCGATAAAACCTTCGGCCTGATCACCATAAGCATCGATTCGATTGTATTCTTCAATTGTATTAAAAGCCTGATCTTTGTCTATTACTGGCCAAAACTTAATATGCCTCATTTCATAAGTCATTGACTTTAGAGAAGCATCCAAACTTTCAACCTGAAGCGCTCCACCAGCGGTACGAGCGTTAGGTGCTGAAAGATAAGGTACGCCAGCTGACAAAGCTTTATTAAGCTCTTCAACTTCTTGTACGGAAGTTACTCCGTAACCTTCACCAAAATTTACAAAATTATAATCCATTTAAAAACTCCTTATTTTAGAGAATCCATGACCATTTTCTTAATGGCAGGATCACTTATATTATTTGTTGCCTCAAATTCTGATATATGAACAGCTCTTACACCCTTATTAGTTTGCTGTAGTTCAAGCATCTTGTCTAATACCTGAGATTTCGAAATCTTTTCTTCCGGCTGAGATTTCTCAATTGTCTCAAGATTTTCAATAGATCGCTTGTCATAAGCAGGTTGAGAAGCCATTTTATCAATCTTCTCTGAAAGGGATTTAATCAAGTCTGACTGTTCAGAATAAGCTTTCTTTAAGTCCTCATATTCTTTTGTCTCTTCGGCTTTTTTAGCCTTAGTAATTTCTTCTTTAATCTCAGTTTCAACATTTTCTTCAGGAGCCTCTTTATCAGCTCTCCAAGCTTTAATAAGCTCTAGCTCGTCTTCATCAAGAACTTCAGTCAATTCTTCAATAGATTTAGCTACCTTAGTAGTTTCTTCCGGTGCTTCTTCTTCAGTAGTTGTCTCTTCACCTTCTGACTTAGTTACCTTTTCTTCCTCGGGCTTTTCCTCGTCATCAGATTTTTTCATTTTAGCTTTTTTCTCTTCAGACTCCTCTTCTTCCTCTTCTTTTTTAGCTTTCTTCATCTTCTGTTTATCTGAATATGGAGTTCCTGACTTTATTTTGTCTTTCCCACCATTTTCATCCATAGAAGCTGGCATAGCTTTGTTAATTTCTTCCTCGCCATTTTCTTCACTAGGTTCAGTTCCAAGAACCTCGTCAACAACTTTACTAATGGCTTTTTTAAGTTGTTCGTCTTTAAGAGCCATATTATTCTCCTTTATTAGTTTTATTTTTAAAAGCCTCTACAACCCATCCAGCCAAATCCATAGGATCATAATCTGGATAAGTTTCACACAAACTCTCAAATAATGATTTTAACATATTTTTACGGTCTTTTTTCTTATTTCCGTATGTTACTTTTTTATCTTCCTTAGCTAAAGACTCAGAAGCCATAGCTTCACCACCAGATCTAGCTGATGGAGCCTTAGAATACCCCACTCCAGCGGCAAGAGCTTTTTTCGCAACTTCTATGAGTTGCTCTAGTTCAGACTTAGTAAGCTCTTTTGCTTCTGTATCAACTTCTTTAGGCTCAAGCTCCTCTTCGGGAGCGTTGAGCGATTTTACTAAATCTGCATAAGTATATGGATTAACAGGATCTAAAGTAAGTGCTACTTTATCAATCCTAGCTTTTCTAATATTTTTAGGATTATACAAATCTCTTTCAAGAATTTTACCCTCTATAGACATATGAACTCTAGGTCCATTACCTTTTTTAACAGAACTCATAATATTATAAAGAGCTTTTGACCTCTCCTGATTCTTAAAAAGATATCCTTCAATTTCTAAATTCTTTTTATCACCAGATTTAATAAACTTAGCATCCTCAACTTGACCAAGAACATTTTCCGGACCTTTTTGATGATCCCAATTAAGGAGACCTCTTCCGGCTTTTAAAAGAGATATATCCAAACCTTCTTGATTTACAACTTCACCTTGAAGATCTTGATCTGCCGTAGAAGCAATCCCTTTTATCTTCCACTCTCCTAACTCTTTGTCTTCTTTAGATTTTATTAGATCAATAGGCATGTAAAACTTGAAAGGTTTTTCTTTAGGTTTAGACACTAGTTAGCTCCTTATAAAAAAATAGCTCACTTTAATAGGATACCATAAAAATCCCTTAAATTTTACTATTTTTTATAAAGACCCTTAAATAATCGTCTCCTTAGCTTCGCTAAAGCTCGCTTTTCTGTATTAGTGATTGCTGATATAGATAAATTTAAAAGTTCTGAAACCTCTAAAAGGGTATGAGGCCGGGTATTGTGCTGCAAATAACACCAAAAACAATTATGATATTCAGGAGCATTGACGTACCATTTCAGCCTAGCTTCTTCAGATTCTCTACATCTACAATCCACATCATGTGGAAATTTGTTATCCATAACATCTATAGTATAGCACAATTGAAAAAAAATTGCAAGGGGGTTGACTTTTTCTTAAAAATGTGATAACATCCAGTTATACTAAAAATAAATATTCAACTTAAGGAAAATAAGGAAGACTAATCAAAAAGATATAGTCGGCATTAAGCGCCTGCCAACAAGCAGGCGCACTTACCCAAAGTCAAAATAAAAAAATAAGAAACAGATCAACCTTAAGGGGATAAGTGTGTTTAAATACTAAAAAAATTCGCAGGTTTGAGACGCTGGGATTACTAACCTTTTTGGTATTAATACCAATTTGGTTAGTATTTAAACTTTCTTCATTTTTTCCTTGACATTTGATTTATAATATGCTAATATATAAATTATAATAAATATAGTAGGTTAGGATTTTAAATATGACTTATAAAAAACAGTTTATAAGAAAAGGTAATAAAAAATATCAAGAATTGCAGCGGATGAAACATTGGTCGAATGGGAAATTAGTAAAAGTTGCAAAGCTGGATTGGGACACAAACGGGATTTGGGAAGAACTTAAATCCTATGTTCAAAATGATGGATCTATAAAAATTTTTAGATTAGAAGAACATATTGACCGGCTTTATAAAAGTGCAAAAATTTTGAATGTAGAAATTTCTGAACCTAAAAATAAAATAATAGATGGTTGTAAAAGCGTTGTTGAAGCTAATGTTAAAGAAGATCTAGAATTAAAAATCATTATAAAAGATAATAAGATCAATATATTAGCTAGAAAACCTGAAAAACATAAAGATAAAATTACTGCTATAATTTCTAACATTCCAAGAGGATATCCTATTCAATGGAACCAATGTTTTTGTGGAAGGTCGTATCTTGCTGATAAAGAAATGATTGAAGCTGAAAAACGAGGTTTGTTTGATGAAGTTTTATTAACAGACTCTAATCAACACGTTTATTCAGGATTTAAATCTAATTTATTTATCATTTTAGGCGATATAATAATAACACCACCAAACGATGGCTCTATTTTAATGGGTATTACTCGGAGAACCGTTGTAGAAATCTTGCAGAATTTAGCTTTAATGTTTAAGAAATATAAAAAATCTCCAATAATAATTGAGAAGAGTATAACAATTCCTGATATTTATATGTCAGATGCTATATTTTTAACTAGTACTTATGGAGAAATAAGAGCTATAGAAGACGTAGATTATAGGACAGTGAATACTACTGATAACTTTTATTATAAGTTATTGAAAGAGGAATATTCTAATTTAATAAGAGGGAGAATATGAAGCTACAAATAGAATACCAAACCGGAAAAGTAGAGATTAACAAAACAAATGTATTAGTAAAAGATTTAACAGATATGCATGAGATTGAATATTGGGAAGAGCGATTAACTAAGCTTAAACAGCCTTATTTAGTGGCTTTTAGAAAAAGAAAAAATAAAGTTTTATATAGTATTTACACAGACTTAAAAGGAAAAGGCAGCGTATTTAAAATTTTAGAAAGTGAAACTTGACATTTAATAAATTTTATGTTATTATAATTAAAAAGAGGAGAAAATGCCGAAAAATTTAGATAAAAAAATTAGTTTATTGTTAGAGGATATTGAGGGTTTGAGCCGTCAGGATGCTGCGGAGAGAATAAAGCAGCTTGTATTACAGGAGCTTAAATTTTTAGAAACCGAACATAAAATTAATGGTTATGATATTGAGAGAGTAAAATCTATGGCTCATGACGATTATGTGCAAGGCGATTCTAGAAATATATTAGGTGGCGATTTTCAATTTCTTGATGAGGGAAAAATAAGGAGTCTTTGTTTCATTAGAGCTACTATTAGATTTTTAAGAAGTAAAGATTTAATATCGTTTCAATTAAAATATGAAAAATAATATTAGGAGGTAGTACGTGAGTGACTTATATTATGCCAAGAATCGAAAGATTGAATTGACTATAGAAAGAGAAAAAATCACACACCCTGTTTATGAGGTAGGTTTTAAACTTGTCTATACGCCAGTATCTGAGCTTTTTAAAAAAGAATTTTATAATTATTTAAAGTATTTAGCGAACATAACTGGTCAAAATATGAATTCGCATTTAAAAGCTCAGAAAAAAGGACAAGATTATATTCAAAAAAGAAAAGAGGCTAGATTTAAACCTTCTACAAAAATTCCTATGATGGTAATGTGGGAAGGTGAAGTTTTAAAAATTATGGATATCTCACTAAATGGTTTACGGGTTCAAACATCTAAGAAAATTAGATTTGGGGATAAAGTGTTATTAAAACTAAGATTCGAGAATCATCAAATTGATATATATGGTGATATTCGTTTTATAAACGTTATGGAGCAAACTAGAAAATAACATGAAATTACGAAGAAAAACAGACATTTTAAAAGGTAGCATCTTAGTTATAGACAACGAATTAGACTGGATAGCTGATTTCAAAAAGCAGCTGGCTAGTATAGGATCTTTCAACATTCAAATAGTTGAAAGTGCAGAAGAGGGGCTTACTTATTGCAAAAATAGGTGTTTTGATATCATTATTTTCGGACTAGCCCTTCCTAATATGAATGGAGTTGAATTTGCAGAAAAAGTTCAAACATTGCAAGAACATAGTAGCCTTTTTTTGTTTTCTAATATTGATATAGCACTTGATGAGGAGATACTGTTAAGGGAGATAGGCGTAGACGAAATAATAAATAAAAATAAAGGAAATGAATTATTAATTACTATTATAAAAAGAGTTTTATCTAGAAGGCTGATAGCTTATTACGATGATATGACTCAGGTTTTAACTAGAACTATGTTTAGTCATATTATAAACGTTGAATTATCTAAAATAAAGAAAAAACCTAATTATAATCTAGCAGTAATTAATATAGATTGCAATAAATTTAAATATGTAAATGATACTTTTGGACATGCTACTGGAGATAAAGTATTAATATATACTGTAAACCTAATAAAAAATAATTTAAGAAAAAACGATTTAATTTTTAGAATGGGTGGAGATGAATTTAATATAATAATGCCGAATACTAATGCTGATGAAGCTATTAAAGTTATGAAAAGGGTTTGTAATATTATAAAGGAAAGCAAAATATTAATTAAAACTATAGGAAAATCTTTTTCTATTTCAGTAGGTATTATTGAGAGTGGGGGAGATGATTCTGAATTTAGTTTAAAACAAAAATCAGATATTGCAATGTTTAGTGCTAAACGTAAAAATATAGATATAGTATGTCGAAGACGAAATGCCAATGATTATGAAGAATGTTAGAGGAGTACGTGTATGAAGTATATATATCCAGTAATAAAGGATAGAAATAAGGTAGTTGGGATTCCGATTAAAGTTTTAACCAAAGTTAGAACCATCCCATTTGCTGTGTATGTTAAAATTAACGATCAAAAGTTTGTTTTAGTCTCAGACGCTGATAAGAGCACTCCTTTGAATTTGATTGAAAAATTCGAAAAACGTGGATTAGAAAATTTTTATATACTTCTAAAAGATAAAGAGCACATTTTAAAATCATCCTGTAAAACTGAGCATATATTAGATAAAATTGAAGAAATAAGCCCTGAGACCAAAGCAAAGAATAAAATACAGGAAAGAGCTGATGAATTAAAACTGGAGACAAAAGCCGTGCTAACAGAAATCAATGCTGTAGGATTAAATAAGATTACTCCTAAATTAGCAAAATCAAGCCAGCAAATATCGGAGGGTATTGTTAATTTAATTGTTAAGGACATAAATATATTAGAGGATTTTCTTATATTAAAAAATGTATCAGACTATTTTTGGGCTAGGTCTGTAGCTAGTTCGGCGTTTATGGGAGCTTTTTTACAATTTTTAAAACATGATGTTATTTTAGAAGGCGTTTCTTCTCCAGAAAATATTAGAGATGCCAGTTTAGCAGCTTTTTTGCACGATATTGGTAACAAGTTTATAGATCCAAAAATATTATTAAAACCGACTAAACTTTCAGCGTCAGAATTTTCTGAGATAAAAAAGCATCCACAGCATAGTTGTAAAATTGTAGAAAGCATGAAGGGAATGAATAAGTTTATTTATGATATTATTTTACAGCACCACGAGTATTATAATGGTCATGGATACCCGAATGGCTTAAAAGGTAAAAATATTTGTCTTCACGCACGCATATTAACTATTATTGATTCGTTTACTGCAATGCTAATGAAAAGTCCGTATTCAGAGGGATATAGTGTAGAAAAGACTTTAGAAATTATGTTTTCAGAAACTGGTAAATTTGATGAAGTATTGTTAATGAAATTTTTTGAAATGTTTAAAGATAAAATTAGTTTTACTAAAATTTAGGAGGTTATAATGATGTCTGCTAAAGAGCTTTCTAAAAAGCAAAGCCAGTTTTTTAAAAAGTATAAGAAGGATTTAACAGAACTTATTGAGGACGTGATAAGAACGTGGTCTGAAGATTTTTCTGATACTGTTGAAGTAGGTTTGGGTGAAGATTATGATGAAACGGCTTTATTTGAATTGTGTGAAAGCCTACGAAAAAAAGGATATAAATACTGTTTAATCGAGAAAATAGAGGTAGAATGGTCTGAGCCGGATAAAAATGGAGAAAAATTCAGTTCTACAATTACTAAATATTTTTTAAGAATATCAATTAGAAACCCATTAAAATAAAGGATTTATTCATGGCTATACTTAATAAAAAAACAAATAAATACGAAGCGAAATATTTTCATAAGCTCAGTAACGCCATTATTGTAGGCGTGGGTAATACAAAAGAAGAAGCTTATGCCGATCTAAAAGAGAAAAAAAAGCAATTTAGTTTAGTTAAAACCAAAAATTATGTTACAAGTCCGGGAATGGAGGAGTTTGAAAACAGAGCTCCTACTTTTCAGGAAGTATTAAAGGGAGATTTACCGCCTGAAAAAATAAAAATCTATGAAAAAGAACGAGTCTTTTTTACTTATGCCAGACCTGATTTAGTTACTTTTATTAATAAACAAAGAGAAAGGAAGGATTCTAATGAAAAAGGATGATAGGTTTATTGTGATTGGGGACATTCATGGTTGCTATGATGAGCTGGTAGAGCTTTGTAAACAACTTGAAGCCGGAATCCCTATTTATACTACAGGAGATTTATGTGATAGAGGCCCAAATACTAAATTAGTAATTGATTATATTATGAAAAATGGTATCATGCCTGTATTAGGAAATCATGAAAAAATGTGGTTGGATGTAATTGATAGTGAAATGGACTTTAGTGTTTGGCTTGCAAATGGAGCTAGAGCTACTATTGAAAGTTACCAAACTGGTATAGAGCGAGGCTATATGGAATATGAGCTTGATGAAGAACATGAGAAGTTTTTAAGAAGCTTGCCTTTGTTTATAGAAGTTGGTGATTATATTATTTCCCATGCTGGATTTGCTCGAGGAATTCCGGATTCCAAGGTTTTAAATCCTGACGATTGGCGTTATAATTGTTTGTGGTGGAGAGGGCCGCTGGAAGTTATAAAGGGCGAAACTCAGATTATAGGACACACTCCTCATAAAGAAGTAGAGTATGGAGAGGGCTATATCAATATAGATACCGGGTGCGTGTTTGGCAATAAGCTCACAGCCATTGAGCTACCATCAGGTAAAATATATCAAGTTATTAGTAAACAAGATAAATAGGAGAGTATATGAAAGACGGAGTTTATA